GGGCGCAACTCAAGCTGAATTAAAGTCTGAGCAAGATACTATCGGGATGAAGAAAGCCTATAGCGGTGACCGAGTTATTACTCAAGATATGAAACGCCAGGCTAGTGACGATCTAAGTCGGGTTACTGGATCTATGTCTGTTACTGATGATTCTAAAATGACTCCAGAAAAGAAAGCCGCTTTAATTAAATCTGGCATTCTTGTTGGTGATGTTACTAAAACTGATGGTGATGCATACGGATTGTTTGGTGAGCGACAAGACACTACCTATGATTACAAGGGTGGTCCATCAGTGGTCACTCGCTCTAATGACCCTAGTTTATTTGGCGTTAACTTTGGAGCAAAAACATCAACTACCTATGTTGATGGCGTAGAGGTAGCAACAAAAACAGGCAGAGATCCGCTAGGCAGTGATGCAAAAATAACTAGGCCAAGTGGTTTAGCTAAAGGCATTAATGACCGAGTGACTTCTGGTCCTGACGCAGCTATAGAACTGTCAAACATCGACAATCAGATTAAAACTGAGACTGACCCTGTGAAGTTAAGGGCGTTGCACAAGCGTAGGTTGATGTTGATGAGAATGAATCGAACCAATACAAAGTTTGCTGGGCTACTTGGCGAAGCAGATACAAAACGAACAAATCTAATGAGTATTAGCTAATGGAATCGTATGAAAATGGCAGTCAAGCAGAGCCAACTGTGTCACCTATAGCATTATTAAAACGCTATGACCGACTAAGATCAGATCGCACTAACTGGGATACGATGTGGGAAGAACTGGCTACGTTCTTAATGCCAGGCAAGGTTGACTTTATTACAACGGCTACTAGAGGCACTAAACGCGCAGCAGAGGTGTATGACTCTACAGGCATCCATGCGTTACAGATACTATCAGCCTCTCTGCACGGGTCACTTACAAGCCCATCAACGAAGTGGTTTGGCCTACGCTTCCGTGAAGACGAGCTTAACGAAGACAAAGACGCTAAAGATTGGCTAGAGCAGTGTAGTAAAAGTATGTTCCAAGAGCTAGGTAAGTGCAATTTCAGCACAGAGGTTGCCGAGTGTTACCAAGACCTCGTTGGCTTTGGCACATCTGCTTTACAGTTTGATGTGAAGACTAAGGACGCACAGTTTGATGGCTTTAACTTTAGAGCCTGTCACCTTGCTGAAGTGGTTATTGCTGAGAGTGAAGATGGACGCATTGACACTGTCTTTCGTAAATTAAAACTAACTGCCAGGCAAGCGTACCAAAAGTTTGGTGATGACGCTGGCGAGAAGACGCTTAAAGCTTTGGAAGCAGATCCTGACAAGGTTTTTGAGTATGTGCAAGCTGTGTTTCCGCGTGAGTTAAAGGGCGAGCCAGCGATGGTTGCACCTCCTCACCAACGGCCCTTTGCCTGCTATTTTATTAGCGTGGCTGACAAAAAGATTTGTAAAGAAAGCGGCTATTATGAGTTGCCATTCATGGTCCCTCGCTGGGCTAAAACTACAGGTGACATCTACGGATTTGGACCTGGTTGTGTAGCACGGGCTGACATCAAGACTCTCAACTCTGCTCGTAAGTTGGCAATGAAAGCGTGGGAGAAGTCTATTGATCCACCGCTAAAGGCTATGCAGAACGGAATCTTGGGTAAGATCGATATGCGTCCAAGCACAGTAACGTATGTGCGTGATATGAATAACCTAGAGCCTATCGTTAACGCCACTAACTGGAATGCTGACCAGCTTATGCTTGGTGATGTGCGTGGTTCAGTAAGGCGTATCTTCTTTAGTGACCAGCTTGAGTTAAACGAAGGTCCACAAATGACAGCAACCGAGGTGCAAGTTCGCTATGAGTTGATGCAACGCCTGTTAGGGCCAACCCTTGGTCGCCTACAGTCAGAGTTTCTTAACCCTATTGTTGAACGTGCGTTTTATTCGATGCTGCGTGGTAATGCTCTCCCAGAAATGCCAGATGTGCTGCAATCGCAGGGTTCTGACCTTGACATTGAATACGTTGGACCATTGGCTCGTAGTCAGAAAATGGAAGAAGTGACCAGTATCCAACGTGCAGTTGACGGCATTATGCAATTAGCTCAAGTAAATCCAGAAGTATTGGACATCGTTAATGTCGATAAGGCCGCTCGTACCATCTCAGACCGACTAGGTGCGCCAGCAGATATGTTGTTAGGCGATGAGCAAGTAGTGGAGTTACGCCAAGCACGACAGCAGCAACAGCAGGCACAAGCTGAAATGGAGCAGGGTCAGCAAGAGCTTGCAGGGGCACAACAGGTAGCGGATTTGGAGCAGACAGTTAATGGACCAGTTCAGTAAAGACGTTAGAGAATTATTTAGCACTAAAACAGGTCAGCGAATGCTGGCTAATATGAAGTCGTCTTATGGTGATCGAATTTCGTTTACTAAAGATGCGTGTGAAACGGCTTTCCGCGAAGGTCAGCGTAGCATTTACTTAGAAATCGCGGATGTAGTGGAGAAAAAACATGAGTGAAGAAGCAACAACAGAATCTTGGCATTCGGGCTTGTCAGATGAATACCGAGGTAATGAGTCACTATCACAAATACCTGACTTGAATACTTTGGCTAAGTCTTACCTTGATGCACAGCAATATGCTGGCGGCTCAATACGGATACCTGGTGAGGATGCGTCTACTGACGATTGGACAGCCTTTAATGCCAAGCTAACCGATAAGGTTCCTAGCTTATTAAACCTTCCTAGCGATGAATCTGAAGCCCGTGACGCTATGTATTCTCGTCTTGGTCGTCCAGATACAAAAGATGGCTACAAAGTTGAGGGGGCAGATCCTGACTTTTTAGAATGGGCGCATGACAACGGGCTATCGAATGCCCAAGTTAAGGCATGGCAAGAAAATACCCAAGGCCAATCTAAACAGGATGATGAGGACAGCGATGCTGAGATGCAAGCTGCCAATGATCTGCTTAAAAAGGAATGGGGTCACGCCTACGACACTAAGTTGGCTCAGGCTAAGAATGCCGTTATGGCTTATGCCGACTCTGAAACCCAGCAGTTCCTGTTAGACAGTGGCCTAGCTAATAACCCTGGCATGATCCGACTAATGGCTGGCATAGGAGCAACTTTGACTGAAGAGCAATCAGCAGGTATTGAGTCTAGCACTCGTTTTACCTTGTCGCCTAGTGAAGCCTTAGATCGAATTACCGAAATGCGTAACAACAAAGCCAGCCCATACAACATAGTGGGTGACCCACAGCATTTAGCCAAGGTAAAGGAAATGAGTAATCTATATCTACAAGCATTTCCAGAAGAAGGTTAATTCTAATAACCGCATAGGAAAGTAAGAACATCTAATCAACAGGGTAGCTAATCCTTAGTCCTGTCGGTTAGATGGGCCATATCTCATCTCGTTGAAGCAAGCGTTATTGCCAGTGAAGAGTCCCGTTTGGGGTAGCTCAAAGCGCCAATTTCAATTGCCAATTCGGAGATAACTCACATGGCTAATACAATCGCAAAAGCGTTTGTCCAACAGTTCCAGGACAACCTAATTCACTTAGCAGCGCAGAAAGGCTCACGCCTACGTTCATCAGTGACAGAGCAGTCAGTAACAGGCGAAAAATTTAATTTTGAACGTCTTGGTAATGTCGCTGCTGTCGTTAAATCTAGCCGTCACACGAATACGCCAGTGCTTGAAGTACCGCACTCTCGTAGAACTGCGACAATGACTGACTATCACTGGGCCGACCTCATCGATGATGAAGACAAGGTTCGTATGTTGATCAGCCCAGAAAGCAACTATGCCAAGTCTGGCGCAAACAGCATGGCTCGCGCATTCGATGATTTGATCATTGCTGCTGCCACTGGTAACGCTGTTGATGGTGATGGATCTAACGTGGCATTGCCAGCTGGGCAGAAAATTGCTCACGGCTCTGCTGGCTTAACCCTTGCTAAATTGATCTCTGCTAAAGAGATTTTAGACGGAAATGAAGTAGACGAAGAAGATCGTTTCTTTGTGTTGGGATCTCAACAAGTGTCAAACCTTTTGGCTACAACTCAGATTAGTTCAAGTGACTACAACTCAGTTAAAGCTTTGGTACAGGGCGACATTGATACGTTTATGGGTTTCAAATTCCTACGCTCAGAGCGTCTAAACCTTAACTCTACCCAGCGTAAGTGCTTTGCATTTACCAAGGGAGCTATGGGTCTGGGCATTGGTAAGGATGTCACCACTAAGATCGATTTACGCGCAGACAAGAGTTATGCACATCAGGTGTACTTGTCATTCGTAGCTGGAGCAACACGCATCCAGGACGAGTGTGTAGTCGAAGTTCTTTGCACCGAGTCCTAAGCTTAGTGTGATCAACCAAGGGGCTGAAATACGCCCCTTTTTTTTAAACAGAGGATGACATGGCTAGGAATTATCGTAAAGAGTATGACAATTACCATAGCAAGCCAGAGCAGCGAAAGCGTAGGTCTTCTCGTAACAAAGCAAGAAGTATTTTAATTAGTAAGGGCAAGGTCAAGAAAGGTGACGGCATGGATGTCGATCATAAGGACCGCAACCCGAACAATAACTCAACTCGAAATCTGCGTGTTCAAACACCTCGCAAGAATCGTGGATGGAGGCGTTAAATGGCTAGTGAAGTGTCAATCTGCAACCGAGCAATGGCTCTATTAGGTGCTAATACGATCACCTCATTATCGGATGGGTCAACCGAGGCTAACGTGTGCAATGCGGTTTATGCAGATGCGCGTGACGCTGTCCTACGAGCTTACCCCTGGTCTTGTGCAATTCAACGAGCAACATTAGCTCAACTATCATCAGATCCAGTGTGGGGTTTTGACAAGGCATACAGTTTGCCTAACGATCCACATTGCTTATCAGTATTGGAATTAAAAGAAACGACTACATACCGCATTGAGGGCAGAACCCTGGTATGTAACACAGACACTGCGACCATTAAATATGTTGCACGAATTACAGACCCTGCTCAGTTTGATCCAGCTTTAGTCTTTGCTCTAGCAAGTCGTATAGCAGCAGAGGTTGCCTATGCCTTAACTCAGAATAGGGCACTGACTAACGATATGTGGTCTATGTCTGCAAAATCACTTGTTGATGCGTCAATTTACGATGGAGCAGAAGTCGGATCTGAAGACATTAACTCAGTCGTATTTGAGGTAGCTCGCGCATGAGACTAACCCCAATTGTTAACTCGTTTGCATCAGGTGAATTATCTCCCAGGCTTTATGGTCGAACTGACTCGCCTAAGTATGCAAGTGGCTGTGAGACTATGGAAAACTTCATGGCTTTGCCACATGGTGGTGCGATGCGTAGGGGTGGTACTCGATTTATTAACGAGGTTAAAAACTCAGCGCATACAACCCGATTAATCCCTTTTGAGTTCAGCGTTGACCAGACTTACGTTTTAGAGTTCGGCAATAACTACATTCGATTTTATACCAATGGTGGTCAGGTCCAGGCTAGTGGATCGGCTTATGAGATCAGCACCACTTACACTCACACACAAGTAAACGAGCTACAGTTTGCCCAAAACGCAGACGTTATGTGGATCGTTCACCCGTCACACAAACCTAGAAAACTAACGAGGTTAGCTCATGCCACTTGGACACTTGCTGACGAAGTATTTAAAAAAGGCCCATTCCTACCTGTCAATCAGAATGAAGCCCTTACTCTCACGTTTGCCTCCACAACTAATGCGACTCAAAATCTCACTGCCAATTCTTCTCTTTTTGATTCTAGCCATGTTGGTACTGATTGGCTGGTAGATACAAACCCTGGTAACGCGGCTGGCGAAGTCGTTTGGGTTAGAGTGAATAGCGTTGCATCAGCGACAGTGGCTAATGTCACGATAAAAGATTTAAGTTATATGCCCACCGATACTAATGCCACTAACCTATGGCAAGAGGGTGCGTTTTCTACGCTCAGAGGCTTTCCCTCAGCAGTCGTATTCTATGAACAAAGGCTTTGGTATGGCGGCACTTCACACAAGCCACAAACGCTCTGGGCCAGTAAGACAGGCATCTATGAAGACTTTGACTTAGGTGCTAAAGCATCCGATGGTCTAAGCTACGCCATTGCATCTGACCGAGTAAACAATATCAAGTGGATGGCTGCTCAACGCGTATTGATTGTAGGCACATCAGGTGGTGAGTTCCGTATTACTGGTGGCAATGAATCTGCTATTACACCGACTAATGTTGATGTGAGGCGACAAACCTCTTATGGCTCTAAGATAGGCCGACCAGCTTATGTTGGCAGTGATGTGTTTTTTATCCAACGCTCTGGCACACAAGTAAGAAACGTAGCCTACAAGTGGGAGAGCGATAGCTTTCAATCTGATGACATTACTTTTTTGGCAGAGCATATAACAGAGGGTGGTCTAACTGCGTTAAGTTATTCCCATGTGCCTGATTCAATATTACTGGGCCTACGCGCTGATGG